CCAGAGAGACAATAATATTATTACACACGATGCAGAATTCAATGGTAAATTAGCGTCTATTAAGCGAGAAATTAACCAGACGATTGGAGAAACCCCCACTCCAACACAAACAAAAAATCAACCTAGTTTTAACCTTAAAAACAAGATGTTAAACGAGGTTTTAAATAATACAACATCAATGAGTGATAATGAAGAGCCAGTTTCTATTTTAGACCAAATGAAACCAAGTATGGTTGCAGATTATGTTGATGAAAATACAGTAGGTAATAATGCTACAACAGCACAAGTACCTGCGAATAGTGGTTTAGAAGCAGTATTTAAAAAAGATTATTCTGCTTTGATGAAAGCAATGGATGAAAAGAAAAATTTTAGACCATAATGGCAAGAATTTTAACACCTATATCAACAGTTGACTTAAACCCTAAACAGGGTATAGGTCTAGATTTACCTTTTGAAGGCGATAAATTATTTAATGTAAATTACTTAACAAAAGATCAAGTTAGAGCTAATTTATTAAATCTATTTCTAACAGATCCTGGAGAAAGATTACAAAACCCAAGTTTTGGTATAGGGTTAAGAAGATTATTATTTGAAAATGATGTAAGTAAAGAAAAATTAAAATCCTTAATCGAAGATCAAGTTCAAATATATATTCCCGACGTTAATATTATTAATGTTGATTTAAATATAATAGAAGATGAAAATAGATTAAACATAACGTTTTCATATAATTTTAAATATGAAGAATCTCCTCAACAACTTGAAATAACATTACAATAAAATGGCAAATTTATATAATCAATTAGATAGACCTATACAAGATAAAGATATTAAATATCTTAATAAGGATTTTACTACCTTTAAAAGTCAATTAGAAGAATTTGCTAAGGTATATTTTCCCAATACATTTAATGACTTTTCAGACTCTCAACCTGGACAAGTATTTGTTGAAATGGCAGCCTATGTAGGTGACGTTCTTAGTTTTTATTTGGACACTCAATTAAAAGAGCATTTCCTAACTACAGCCCAAGAAACCGAAAATATATATGAAGCAGCCTATTTATTAGGATATACTCCTAGAGTAAGTGTACCTTCATCAGCTACTGTAAATTTATATCAATTATTACCTGCTATAGGATCAGATTATGAACCTGATTTTAAGTATGCCCTTAATTTAAAAAGTAATAGTAATTTTACTGGTGGGGGTGGTACTTTTAATTTAGTTGAGGATGTTAATTTTGGGTTTAGTTCTAGTTATAATCCAACAGAAACTAGGGTATATGAATATGATAATTTGGGGAATCCTAAATATTATATTTTAAAAAAAGAAGGAAAGGTTAAAGAAGGAGTCCTTACCACTGTATCATTTGATGTAGATTCAATAGAAAAATTTTTAAAGTTAAATTTTAACGACCCTAATTTTATAGAGATGGTTAGTTGTGTTGATAGTGATGGGAATTCTTGGTACGAAGTACCATATTTAGGGCAAGAAACTATTTATGAAGAAATAGCTAATAAACCTAAATTTGATCAAACCCTATCAGGTTTTTCAAATAAAACTCCTAGTTTATTAAGATTAAAAAAAGTACCAAAAAGATTTGCAACTAGAGTAAAAGATGGAAATGGAAATATAGAATTAATGTTTGGTTCAGGAATATCATCAAACGCGGATGAAATTATAACTCCTAATCCAGATAATGTAGGAGCGGGATTAATAAACGGATTAACACGTTTAAATTATGCTTTTGATCCTTCAAATTTCTTATTAACGAGAACTTATGGGGAGGTGCCTACAAATACTACATTAACATTTACATATTTATCTGGTGGTGGAGTCCGCTCTAATACATCCGTTAATACTATAGAAAATATAAATTTTATTGACTATGATTTTAAGGATGAATCTCAATTAAGTACTTCTTTAAAGAATTTTACAGCTCAATCATTAGCTGTAACTAACCCAAACCCAGCTACAGGAGGATCCTCGGGGGATTCTATTGAAGAAGTAAGACAAAACTCTATAATGAACTTTGCTGCTCAACAAAGAACAGTAACTAAAGAAGATTATTTATTAAGGGCGGTATCTATGCCTTCTAAATTTGGCTCTATAGCTAAAGCATATATAACTCAAGATCAACAAATAACCCCAACTTCAACTGAAACTATTAATAATCCATTAGCTTTAAATTTATATGTTTTAGCTTATGACATAAATAATAATTTAATTCTATCTAATGAAGCATCAAAAGAAAATTTGAAAACTTATCTAGACCAAAATAGAATGATGACAGATGCTATTAATATTAAAGATGGTTATATTATTAACTTTGGAGTAGATTTTGAAATAAGTGTAGCATCGAACGAAAATAGTAATGAAGTTTTATCTAATTGTATTAGTGCTATTCAAGATTTGTATAAAATAGAAGACATGCATTTAAACCAACCAATAATCAAAAGTGAATTATATACTAGATTATATAAGGTAAAAGGAGTATTAAATGTCGCTAAGTGTGAATTTATTAATAAAACAGGAGAAGACGCAGGATATAGTAAATATAGATATGATATGAAAACAGCGTTTAAAGATGGGGTTTTATATCCTAGTTTAGATCCTATGATATTTGAATTAAAAAACCCTAACTCTGATATTAGAGGAAAGGTTGTTACGAGTGGTGGAGAAGATGGTAATAGTTCTAGTAATACTTCTACAACCTATTAATATTTAATTTAAAAAAATGGCAAGATATTTTATATTTCCCGACAAAGATTCTACATTGTATGAAGATAAAGGTGTAGTAAGTAGAAAAAACCTTAACACAGGTAAAGACGAAATTCTGCAATTAGAAAAAGGAATTATATCGTCTACCGATATATATAATAGTAGATTTTTAATATCATTTAAAACGTCAGATGTACAGGATGTCATTAATACAGTAATTAATACAAGTAATTTTACTGCGTCTTTAAAGTTATATACGACTGAAAATTTTAATTTAGGGCAAACACAATCTATTGAAGTATTTCCAGTGGCTGAACAATGGTCTAATGGTACTGGACATACAGCTGATCAACCACAAAAGACGGATGGTGTTAGTTGGGTTTATAGAACTGATAAAAACTTAGACCAACAATGGACAACATCTTCATTTACAACAGGAACAACAGGTTCTTGGACAGGTTCAAATGCTGGGGGTGGAGTATGGTATACACAGAGTGCGTGGGCTAGTAATACTAATTATGATTTAGTAGATAATTTTGATTTGACTTTAGATTTAACTCCTGCTGTAGTAGAACATTATTCAGAAAGTATTTCCAATTATGGTTTTATTGTAAAAAGACCAGATTATCAAGAAAGGTCATTAGAATCTTTAGGAACCTTAAATTGGTTTTCAAGAAATACTCACACAATTTATCCACCTGCTTTAGAATTTAAGTGGGATGATAGTGTATATAGTACAGGTTCACTTTCTATGATAGGAGAGGAATTTGATTTAAATTTAAAAAATAACACAGAGATATATAATAGAAATTCTAAGAAAAAATTTAGATTGTTTGTAAGGGATAAATTTCCCGCTAGAACCTTTGCAACAGAATCTATTTATTTAACAGGAAATGCTATACCAAGTTCAAGTTTCTATTCAATTAGGGATGCATATACAGAAGAAATAGTCATGCCGTTTGATGAATATTCAAAAATAAGTCACGATAGTACGGGACCATATTTTAATATTGATTTTCAAGGTATGCAACCGGAAAGATATTATAGATTTTTGTTTAAATTAAAATTTTCTGATAGAACAGAAATTGTAGACGATAAATACATTTTTAAAGTAGTAAGATAATGTCTGAAAATATAAATATAGATAAAACAGTATTTAATAAAAGTCAATTTATTTTAGCTGTAGATACAAAATTTAGTGAATTATTTGCTCAAAATACTCCCCTTACAGTGGATCAGTTTTTTGTTTATTACGATGATTTATTTTTTGATATTCCCGATAGTGGAACACAATCACATCAAGAATTAATCCAAAGAAGTACAGAATATCTAGATATAGATCCTTTTGAAGTCGAAAGAAATACACTTTTAACTCAAATAAACGAATTAGAGAAAAAAGTAGCAGCATTAGAAGAAGAAGATCCTGAGAATCCTATATTTTCTAATGGTTCTTTCTTAAGATACGATGATTTTAGTGATAGACCTGAAGGTGGGGTTATTTTTTATATGGATAAAGGTGTAAGGAGACAACTTAACCCAGGTTCTGAATTAATGGAAGCTATTGTGAGAGCTACTAATTCCGAAGCCAGGAAACTATCTAAAAGTGAATATAGTAATGGACCATATATTCAAGATGTTCCTTCTGAAATTATGGATCAA